GGTATTATAGAACTTAGACCTGTTGAATCAACACATATCAATAAAGTTAAAGAAGTAAAACAGGAAACTGATAAAAAGACAGGATTAGAATACGAAAAGGTCGTAGACGAATATTATGTTTATTCTCCTGACCTTGGAAATAATGGTGCTGATAAATTAAATGGGATTAAGTTTGCCAATGATGCTATTATTCAAGTTAATTCTGGAATAATGGATCCTGATAAGATCCGTACAGTTGGTCATTTGCATAAGGCAATGAAGCTTGTTAACCAGCTTCGTTACATGGAAGATTCTCTGGTCGTTTATCGCGTTTCACGAGCACCAGAAAGAAGAATCTTTTATATCGATGTTGGTAACCTTCCAAAAGGTAAGGCTGAAGAATACGTTCAGCAAGTTGTTTCTCGTTATAGAAATAAGCTTGTGTATGACGCAAATACCGGAAATATTAGCGATGACCGTAGACATATGTCAATGCTTGAAGATTTTTATCTTCCTAGACGAGAGGGAGGAAGAGGAACCGAGATTACTACACTTGGTGGAGGAGAAAACTTGGGTCAGATTGAAGACGTACAGTTTTTCCAACGGAAGCTATACCGGGCACTCAACGTTCCTGTTGCAAGGTTAGAACAGGATACTGCTTTTAGTGTAGGTCGAGCAAGCGAAGTTTCGAGAGAAGAAGTCAAATTTCAAAAGTTCATCGATCGTTTAAGAAAGAAATTTTCTTTCATGTTGATGGATGCTTTAAGAATACAGCTCATCCTTAAAGGTGTTATTACCGAAAAAGACTGGGGCGATATTGAAGAATCTATTAATATTAGCTTCCTTGAAGATAACTATTTTGCTGAATTAAAGGAATTTGAAATCCTTAGAGAACGTTTAGAAATGTCACAGATGCTTGAAGATATTGTTGGTAAATATATCTCTGACAAGTACGTGCGTACAGTTATACTTAAACAATCAGATGAAGATATTATGCGTTTAGACGCAGAAATCGAAGAAGAAGGTTCAGGAGATGATGGTGAATTTGATGATGGAGATGAAGATATTTAAAACTGTAAAACAAAAAATTTATAAATAGTATTAATATGAGTGATATTGCTAAAGAATTATTTAAAACTATCGTTACTGGTACAGCTTCGCAAGAAGATTTTAGTAGCGCAATAAAGCAAAAGATGGATCAAGCTCTGGATGTTCGTAAAGCCGGCATTACCGCAGGAATTTACAACAAACAAGTTGCAAGCTCTGAAACTGTCGTTAAAGAAGTTAACGAAGCGAAAAAAATAACTAAAAAAGAGCGTGATGCATTAGAAGATAATAATCAGCATGGCGAACTTGCTTTAAGACTTGCACAATCTTTTGGAACTCCAGCAGAAGTAAAAAAAATTAAAAGCATTAATAAAAAACACATGCAAATAGGTTCTATAATGCCAAAAGATCAAAAAGAAAGAAATGCGATATCTAGTAAGTATTATAAAATGGCAGAAAGTCTTGAAGAAGCTTCGAGCGGAGACATCGCTAAGCTTTTAAAATTTGTAGATAAAAACGGTGCAAAGGTTAAAGGTAACGTTGCAGATTTTGGTGGGACAAAAATCAAGTTTAGTTTCGATAAAGGAAAAATTAAGTTTGATGGAGGCAAAGATTCTGGAGTAGAATACTTTGACAATCTTCGTGATGCTATCTCTACACTATCAATAGGGATGGAAGACTAAACAACAATAATAAAAAAAAATGAAAATTGAACCATTAACAGTCGCAGCATCTGCATCGCTAACCGCTGCAGCATCAAATGTGAGTGACGCTCAACAAGTACTAGTACAAAATACTGGTACTGCTGCAGCATACGTACATATAGAATCCGGAACAAGCGGAACACGTTATGCTTCGTTTTATGTTCCAAACAAAAGTAACATTATAGTTCGTAAAAACACTACGGATGAAATTTTCGCATCTGCTGCAGCTGCAGGTACTGGTGCAAATACTAACGTCCTATTTACTAAGCTAGGTTTTTACGGATAAAAGCTATGAAATTAATTACGGAACATTTAGATACGCTTGAGTATATTACTGAAGCAAAGGACAACGGTGAAAAGAACGTTTTTATCGAAGGAATTTTTATGCAAGCGGAGCAACAAAACCGCAATAAACGTATTTACCCAAAGACTGTTTTAGAAGCAGCATGTGGTAAGTACGTTAAAGAACAAGTTAAAACTGGTCGAGCAGTTGGTGAGTTGAATCACCCCGAAGGGCCAGCAATTAACTTAGATAAAGTTTCACACAGAATTACCGAACTTAATTGGGATGGTAATAATGTTGTTGGAAAGGCACTTATACTTGATACACCAATGGGCAAAATCGTGAAAGGTCTCGTTGAAGGTGGATGCAAGTTAGGTGTCTCTAGCCGTGGTATGGGTACTGTTGAGCAAAAGGAAGGCAAAACATATGTTAAGGACGATTTCGTTCTTTCTACTGTGGATATTGTCCAAGATCCTTCTGCTCCTTCCGCCTTCGTTGAAGGTATTATGGAAGGTGTCGAATGGATTTGGGAGAATGGTCTTCTCAAACCTCAACAAATTGAAGAATATGAGACTGAAATTAATAAAGTTCCACTTGGGCGCGTAAGCGAAGCTCAGGAACGGATCTTCAATGATTTCCTCTCCAAACTCTAAATTCAAAATAAGAATATATGTCAGACGAAAACCAAATTATAGAAGACGTCGAGGAAGTTGATCTTGTTGAGAACCAGGAGCTTGTGCAGGATATTCCTGAAGAAGTTGCTGAGGACACAAGTCAAACTTTAACTCAAGCCGTCGTAGACGCACTTCTTGGCGAAGCTAAGAAGAACGAATCCGAAGAAGAGTCAGATGATGATGATTCCGAAGAAGAAATGGAAGAAGCTAAATCTAAGACAGAAGAAGAAGATCCTGAAGAGGACGATTCTGAAGAAGTAGAAGAGGCTAAAGCCAAGACCGAAGAAGAAGAGCCCGAAGAAGAGGAAGAAGTAGAAGAATCTGCTGAAGAATCTGATGAAGAAGAGGAAGAAGTAGAAGAATCTGCTGAAGAATCTGATGAAGAAGAGGAAGAAGTAGAAGAAGTTAACCTTCCAGATGTTAAAACTAAAGCAGGTTATCTTGCTGCAAGTTTTGATGCTCTTAAGGGCATGAAGAAATCACAACTCGTTAGTGCTTATAAAGGTATTAATGTGAGTGAAGATGAAGGTGAAGTAGAAGTGCCAAAGACAAAGGCAGATATTATCAACGCAATGTATGGTCAACTTAAGGCTATGAAAAAGGATCAATTGACTGCCTCTTATAAGGCTATTCAAGATTCTTGCGGTGGTATGCATGAGGAACTTGAGACTGAAAGCTATGCTGAAGATCTTAAAGTTCTTGCCGACTCTGAACAGGAATTGACCGAAGGCTTTAAAGCTAAGGTTGCTACTCTGTTTGAAGGTGCTATTGCAAACCGTGTTGTCGAGATCAAAGAATCTCTTGAAGCTCAATATGAGAACGATCTTCAAGAAGAAGTAGGCTACATTCGTGAGTCTCTCGTCACTAAGATTGATGACTATCTTTCTTATGTGGTAGAAACTTGGATCGAAGAGAACCAGGAGTTTGTTGATAACAAGCTTCGCACTGACATCACAGAAAACTTCATGAAAGCTCTTCAAGGTGTTTTCACAGAACACTACATCGAAGTACCTGATTCTAAGGTTGATCTTGTTGATCAGCTTTCAGAGGAAGTTGCTTCTGTTAAAGAATCCCTCGTAGATGTTGAGGAAAAGAATGTTGCTCTTGCTGAAGAACTTGAAAGTCTTCATCGGGAAAAGATTCTTTCTGAAGCTACTACTGATTTGGCTTCCACACAAGTCGCTAAACTCTCTTCTCTTATTGAAGAAGTTGACTTTGTAGATGCAGATACATTTGCATCTAAGGTAGCTGTAATTAAAGAAGGATTCTTCTCAGATTCTGATTCGAAAGAAGAAGAAGTCATTACCGAATCATCCGATTCAACTAACGTAAAAACAATCGTCGAGGGAGAAATTGATCCTAATAGCAAGTTGTCTGGTGACATGCAACGCTATATTTCAACTCTTTCTCGCTTCAAATAACCCAACCAAACAACAAAGAAAGAAAAAACTATTATGCTAAACGCAGAAAAAGAACTACAAAAATGGGCTCCCGTGCTTGAGCACGCTGACGCTCCCGCTATCACTGATAGCTACAAGAAGGCTGTAACAGCCAAATTGCTCGAAAACACTGAAATTGCTCTCCGTGAGGAGGCTCAAGCATCTTCGTTCGGCACTTTGAATGAGACAAGTAACCAGACGACATCTAATGAATATTCAGATCCAGTCCTTATTTCTCTTGTTCGTCGTGCAATGCCTAACCTCATCGCTTATGATGTCGCAGGTGTCCAGCCTATGTCTGGTCCTACTGGCCTCATTTTTGCGATGAAGTCTCGTTACAATACCGCGAATCCTACTACTAAAGTAACCACCGCTGATCCTGAAGCTCTCTTTAATGAGGCTGACACGGACTTCTCTGGTGATGGTGCACATAGTGCTAATGGACTCTTTGATTCCCCTGTTACTACTGGTACCGGTGAAGGGACCGCGGCTGCTGAAGTTGACACAACTCTCCCAGAAATGGGTTTCACTATCGAAAAGACGGTTGTTGCTGCTAAGACACGTCAGCTTAAAGCTGAGTACACCATGGAGCTTGCTCAAGACCTCAAAGCTGTTCACGGCCTTGATGCTGAGTCTGAGCTTGCTAACATCCTTTCTGGTGAAATCCTTGCTGAAATTAACCGTGAGGTGATTCGCAGCATGGTTATTACTGGCCAGCGTGGAGGAGTTGGATCTACTGAGGCATTTGACCTTGTGGCTGATGCTGACGGCCGTTGGGCTGTTGAGAAATTCCAGTCCTTGATCTTCCAGATCGAGCAGGAAGCCAACACGATTGCAACATCCACACGACGCGGTAAGGGTAACTTCGTTATCTGCTCAAGCAACGTTGCTTCTGCACTTGCTGCAGCTGGTAGCCTTAAGTTCGGCGGAGAAGGTGAACTTGCTGTTGATGCTACTGGTAATACATTTGCTGGTACTCTCAATGGACGCCTTAAGGTATATATTGATCCATATGCTTCAGTTGACTATGCTACTGTTGGTTATAAGGGTGCTTCCCCATATGACGCTGGCCTGTTCTACGCACCTTATGTGCCTCTTACAATGGTTCGCGCTGTTGGAGAGAATAGCTTCCAGCCTAAGATTGCATTCAAGACACGTTATGGTCTTTGTGCTAACCCAATTACTGGTGTAGTTGATGGATCTATCGGTGCTTCCGGTAGCAACCCATACTACCGTACATTCAAGGTGGGATCCCTTAATGTCGGCGGTGTAAGCTAATAAGGTTTAAAACCTAAATTTAAGAGGGTCCTCGAAAGGGGGCCCTCTTTTTTTATAAATAGAATTATGGCTGAGAACAATTTGACATCTAACACCAATCTTCTTTCTCCTGTTGGTTTTAAGCTTACAATTAACAGGCAAAAGTATGCTAACACTGAGTACTTTATAACAAACTTTAGCATACCTGAGATCACCGCTGGTGAAGTTCAAATGAATTTTAGAGGAGGCATTTCATATCAAACAAGCGAAACTCGTCAATTCGGAGGGTTGAGTTTAAGGTTTGCTATTGATGAAGATATGAAAAACTATACAGAAATATATGATTGGATGAAGGATAATACTGAAAAGTACGAAGTTGCCGACATGATTCTTTCAGTCATGTCTAGCCACAATACTGTGAATAAGCAATTTCAATTTAAGAATGCATTCCCTACTTCTTTGAGCGGTGTAGATTTTAACGTACAGTCAAATGATGTAGAATATGCACAGGCTGATGTTGCCTTTAGATATGATGAATTCCTAATCATAAAATAGGAATAAATAATACTATATGATGGATTTGAATGATATTTTAATGATGTGGAAAAAGGATGCTGTTATTGATGACGTATGCCTTGACGACGAAACGATTAAATCTTCCAAACTGCACGCAAAATACCTAGAGCTTTTTTCTATGGCAAAACTAATGCTTAAGAAAAAAGAAATGGAGTATGGATCTATGAAAAAAGATAAGTGGCTTTATTACAATGGGAAGATGACTAAAGATGACATGGATAGAAACAAATGGAAATATGATCCGTTTGATGGAATGTCTAAGCCGATGAAGTCTGATATGGATATGTACTATTCTACTGACGAAGATCTTGTAAAAATAAAAGCACAGCTCGATTACCAGAAAACAATTATTGAAACACTGGAAGAAATCATGGGAAATATTAGATGGCGCCACACCCATGTTAAAAACATATTGGAATTTAAGAAGTTTACTTCTGGAATGTAATGTTAACAGCTTATAAAAAAGACGAATCTAAAGTGCTTCTTAGATCAGATGATTCTGGCATTCTGATGGAGCTTAGCGAATATTTTACTTTCTATGCGGAAGGGTATAAGTTTATGCCTGCTTATAGGAATAAACTGTGGGATGGCAAAATCCGCCTTTTTGATTCTAGATCCCAAACTATTCCATATGGTTTAATGAAAAGAGTTGCTGAATTTTGCTATGAAAGAGGATACAAACTTGTATATGACGAAACCTTAAAGAATCACAGTTTTTACGAGAGAGGAGATCTTGAAAAATTTATTAATGAATCTACCAT